TTTTTCTTTTAATTCAAAATCTTTTTTCTTGTAATACCAATTTACAAGGAATGTTGCGACGCCGATCACAATACCTGTTGCTGATGCGACGTCAGCCCAATTTACATTTGAAAACATATCCGCAATGCGTCCGATGAAGAAGGCAAATAATCCTGATATGTAAGATGCTCTTGATGGTGTGTCGTGCATATCAGCTCCAAAGTTGTATAGTGTCACTTGCCACGCTGATCTTCTCCGTGTCAGCTTCGGGCAATATTACTGGTGTTCCGATGGGAATGACGGGCTTATCCATTAAGTGCGGATTTAATTCGCACGCAATTTCTAAAAGCCCTTCACTGCGGCCAAAATAGCGATAAAGAATGGCGTCCAAGTTGTCATTTTGTTGTGCGTAAACTTCCATTAAATTAACTCCGCATCGACCCGTCTTTTGCCGATAATGTCACTAATGGCAAATCGGGCGTCTCGTCTTAATTCGTTGATGCTGTCTTTGAGTAAATCCATTTTCTTTTCGCCATCATTGGTGCTGTCATAGCTTGCATAACGCTCGTAAAGGTTAGCCAGTGCCAAACAGTTCACCGCGCGTTTATAGCGATAAATCAACACGCTTTCGCCGTTGACTGATGGTGCGGGGATTTGTTCAAGGAAGTGATGTTCGCTTTGTGCTTTGAATGTAGATAATTCATCATTTACACTGGCGATGGCTTCAATCAATGCATCTTGCAAGCGTTGTTCGGTGACTGTGCCGTCTGCACGATATTGATTGCGAAAAGCAGAAAGAGAAATATCAGGGAAAAAATCATCGTTTCGAATAATATCTTCGCCTGTTCCGTAATCTTCCAGTTGTTTTTGCACTGCTTCCATCTCATAGTCAGGGGCAAGTTTTACTGATAGAGATCCGTCGCTCATGTTTTCCCTTATAAAAAAAGTCGGGTGAGGATTAAATTAAGCACGGCCAAAAATCCGTCAGAATTTGACCGCACTTTTAATCCGCCCGACGGGTGCGTGGTTTGCTCGTTATCAAATCCGATTATTCATCGGCTTTGTTTAATTTTTTACGTAATTTTTTAATGTCGCCTTTCACGCCAACTTTCTGATCTAAACCTAAAGCACGTTCAAGGTATTGCAAGGCTTGTTCAGGGTTCTTTTCAACCAATAACAACCCTAATTCACGCAATAATCGCGCACGGCTTTCATCTGGCATATCACATTCAGCCGTGATGCGTTGTACTTGCTCTAAGTAAGCCACTTCAAATGGCTGATTGGCGGCTTGTGCGGTTTTTGCTTGGTCGGCAAATTCTTCCGCCAATAATGTGCCAAGTGTTCGCGTAAACGGTTCAGGCAAACGCAAATCATGGAATACGGCATAATCAGCAATCTGCAAGGCAAGGTGATATTCCCCGCAGTCAATCGCCCACACGCACCATGTCATTAAGACGTTATCTTGTTTACCCGTTCCGGCAGATAACGCCCCTGTAATCCATGGTAGATAGTCAGGCAAAATTTGCTTTTTAAATGCGGCTTTGCGTTCTGTCGATTGGATGTTTTTCAAATCCTTTCGATGTCTCGCAAGAATACGGCACATTTTTTCGTATTCCGTGAAGTCGCTTAGATCTTCGGTTTCTGCCGCATTAGCGATAGCGGCAGAAACTTCAAGAAAGTGACGTTTAGTCGGTCGCATTATGATTACGCGTGAGTTGGTGCATCAAGAACGGTGATATTTTTAGCCATCGCCACTGCTTCGTAGTTTTCAACCACATAAGCTTCATTAGATGACAAATAATCTTCCACACGGTTGCGTTCCGGCACGTCTTTTAAGTGACGGCGAACACGACCTTCTTGAACATAGATTGACAAGTTGTCGAGTGAAGTCACCAACACAGTGCCTTTCGGGAAGTATGGCACGGTTACGGCTTGTAAACCGCCAACACGTTTTTGGCTGATGACAGTATCGCCCGCCGCTTGTTCGCTTGGTTTTGATTGGTTGATAAGCGGGAAGTATTTGTCCGCTAACAAGTCGCTACCCATAATCGCCACAAGTTTTGTGTCGTCACGGTATTGGTCAGGGATGAAATCTTCTTTTAATGCAAAGACTAATGCATCAAGATTTTTGTATTCTTTACCTTCACCGATTTCGATTTTGCCTGTGCCGCTTTTTGCTTCTTTCATGACGCGTGCGGTTGCTTTATCTTCGATTTGTTTCAACCAGCCTTTGTTCACGTCTTGCAATAATGGATTTGATGTGCGGTTGGTTGTTGCTGCCACGCTTGTGCCGTTCCAACCGATCATGATACGGTCTAATGCAATGCGTTCTGCTTTAAGTTTGCCAACACGTGCCGCAAAGTCAGGGAATTTTGCCCAACTGTCTAACGTTGCATAGTTTAAATGCGTGTCAAAGTTGGTTTGTTCGCAAGAATATAAGTTTTCTTGCAAGCTGTGGATGTCCGTGGTTTCACGTGCTTTGGTGTTGGTATCTGTACGGCTTGCGACTGGTGAAAGTACGCCTAAACGCAATGCAGAACCTTTCATGTCTTGCACCATCACAACGTTGATGCGTTTTAAGAAATCGGAGCTTTCAAGCACTGCATTTTCAAGCTTTTGTTGAATTGTTGGTTCGACGGTGAATTGCCCGCCATTTGCAACAAATGCCACATCTTCGCCGTTATCTTGTGCAACGCCTGCAATGTAAGCTTGGAATTTTTGTTGGGTAAATTTATTCATTTGGTTTTTTCCTAAGATAAATTAAAAGAAGCGGCCGTCAGTTTCAGGTTCTTCACCATAAACTAATGGGCGGGAATTTTCGGCTTGTGCCGGCTTTTGTTTGAGTTCTTCAAACGTTGCATGGATTTCGGCATTGCCCGCTTTCATTTCTTCAATGGAGCTTTGTTGATTTGCAAAATCGCCTTGAAGTGCGGTCAATTTTTCCAAAATGTCTTTTTGTTGCTCGGCTAAAAGCTCAATGGCACTGGATTGATCTGAAAAGCGTTCATCATCCGATTTTTCTTTTTTCGCAAATAACGCTTTGATTTTTTCTAACACAGATGGGCTTTTTTCTGCTTCTTCAACAAATTCCAATTCCGTTTCAACTGCAGCGGTGAAAATGTTTTCCGCTTTTAATTTGCGGGCATTTAAACCATTGTGCGAGAAACTTAACATTTCTGTGCCTAAGCTTGCCGGATTATCTGTCACGGCTAAACCAACTAAGTATGCCTTGCCTGTGTCTGCAAAATTGGTGTCAATTTCAACTGATGTGTAAACTTTTTGACCTTCTTTATTTAAGGCAATGAGTGCATCAGTTGGTTGAAGTTCGGCTAAAAGCTGTAACTTGCCATCTTCACGTTCTTCTGCTTTCACGGCCAAGACGTCACCAAAGCAATGAGCATTGGCAAGTTCAGGGATATAGATAGAGAATTTGATGTGGTCAAGATTGATGCGTGCGCCGTAGATGTTTTTTGGATCGTAACTTTCGGCCATTTCTTCAATCCAGTTGCGCTGAATTGTTCGGCCGTCAGTTGTTGCCCCTTCTGTTGCGACAACTGCCCATTTAGATTTTTTTGCCATTGGGTGTCCTTTCTGTGGTTGGTTTGGCTCAAAGATTGCCATTATTCTGAAAGGTTTAATTTTTGCGGTCTATGGGTTGTTTTTGTTGCTTTTGTGTTCACATGTGAGCTGTAAAGACTAACGCCAGCCCCCTTTCTATTATGCGGTTGTAAATTGAAAGGATTATGAATGGACGAACAAGTTATCAATCAAGCTTCGCCCGATGTGACGGCGGAAATAAAACGAAAAGCACAGCAGATGTATTTTAGCGGTTATAAAATCGCTGAAATTGCTCGTCAGCTTGATATTGCCGCGTCCACGATTTCCAGTTGGAAAGATCGCGAAAAATGGGATGATGTCGCCCCTGTTGGGCGTGTTGAATTAGCCCTTGAAACAAGATTGAATTTGCTGATTGCCAAAGAAGAAAAAAGCGGGGCCGATTATAAAGAAATTGATTTGCTCGGACGCCAAATGGAACGCATGGCGAGAGTGAAAAAATATTCTTTCGGTGATGGCAATGAAGTGGATTTGAACCCGAAACTTGCCAATCGAAACAAAGGCGAACGGAAGAAAGCAGAACAAAATGCCATTGATCAGGAACAAGAAGAATTACTGATCAATTGTTTTCTTGATGGGATGTTTAATTATCAGCGTGTTTGGCATAAAGCGAAAGAAAACCGCATCAGAAACATTTTGAAAAGCCGACAAATCGGTGCGACTTACTATTTCGCCCATGAAGCCTTTATTGATGCATTGACGACTGGACACAATCAAATCTTTTTGTCTGCCAGTAAAAAACAGGCGTTGCAGTTCCGTTCTTACATTGTTAACTATGCCAAGCAAACAGCGGACGTGGATTTAAAAGGCGAAACCATCAAATTGCCAAATGGGGCAGAATTAATTTTCCTTGGTACGAACTCCGCCACGGCTCAATCGTATCACGGCAATTTATATTTTGATGAAGTGTTCTGGGTACCTAAATTTGATGTGATGCGTAAAGTGGCGTCAGGTATGGCGGCGCAAAAGATGTATCGCCAAACGTATTTTTCAACGCCGACCACGATTGCGCATCCTGCTTATGCTTTCTTTTCCGGAAAGGCATTTAATAAAAATCGGGCCAAGGCGGACAAAGTTGAAATTGACATTTCGCACGAGAATTTAAAAAGCGGCAAACTTTGTGCTGACCGCCAATGGAAGCAGATTGTTAGTATTTATGATGCGATGGAAGGTGGGTGCAACCTATTCAATATTGACGACCTGATCGCAGAAAATAGCAAAGAAGAATTTGAACAGTTGTTTTTATGCCAGTTTGCGGATGATAACACGTCGGCGTTTAAATTTGCCGACTTGCAACTTTGCCAAGTGGACAGCTTGGAAGAATGGCACGATTACAAGCCATTCTATCAACGCCCATTCGGTAATCGTGAAGTGTGGTTAGGTTATGACCCTGCCTTTACTGGCGACCGTGCAGCGTTAGCGATCATCGCTCCGCCTAAAGTGGAAGGCGGTGATTATCGTGTTTTGCATTGGCAAACATTTCACGGCATGGATTATGAAGCACAAGCGAGC